TCATCGGCCGTTACGCCTGGCGCGGTGACCTTGAACTGGAGGGTCACGCGGTGAGACCGCTAATACTTCTGCTCGCCTCGGTCCTCTACCTGTTTGGGCAGAGCCTCAACGGCACGGGGCCGGCCATGCTGCTGGGAACGGTGGCCACGCCGGTCGATTCCCCAGGCGCGGGGACCTACGCCAGTACGCAGAGCGTGACGCTATCCGCCACGCATTCCAGTTCGATTCTCTACACCGTGGACGGCGGCACGCCAGCCTGCCCCTCCACCGGCACGGCCTACAGTGGCGCCTTCGACATCAGCGTCACTACAACGCTGAAGGTCGTCGGCTGCAATTCGCCGCTGTGGAAACCCAGCGCGGTGGACACGGCGGTCTACACCATCACCCCCTAACCCAGGAGACCAATCAACCCATGTCCGAACAACAGTCCAACTATCCCCGCGCCAAAAGCGTACCCCCGGTGAAGCATATCACCAGCCTGCCCTACGTGTTCCGGCCATTCCCTGCGGCGCGCTACCACCCGGACGGGCGCAGTATGCTCGTCCACAGCCAGGAACAGGCGGACGGTCTCGGCGAGGAGTGGTCCCCGACACCGTTTCCGCCACAGCCGGCGGGCACGCAGCAGAAGACCGATGAGCAGAACGAGCGGCTCCTGACGGCACTCAACGAAGAGGTGGCGGCCCACGCGGAGACCACCCAGGAGCTCGCCAACATGGAGCAACAGTCGCGCGAGGACCTGGCCGACCGCGACGAGCAGATCGCCGATCTACAGCCGCCCGCGGCCAAGCCCAAAAAGAGGAAGTAGCCCATGTTGGCATCGGACATTATCAACACCGCCCTGACCATCCTGGGCGTGCTGGCGGCGGGTGAAACGCCGGCCACCGAGGACTACACCTACGCCCTCGCGGTCCTCAATACCCTTCTCGAGAACTGGAACGTCCAGGGCCTGCAAATCTTCACCATCACCAACTTTCAGAACGTCCTCACCACGGCGAAGCAGGCGTACACGATGGGGCCGAACGGGGATTTCAACACCACCCGGCCCGTGCGCATCGAGCGCGCCAATACGCTGCGCGCGGGGGTCACCAGACCGCTCAGGATGGTGGATGCCGCCGGATGGGCGGCGATCCTCTCCCGCAGCGCCTCAGACGCTCTGCAAACCGTTCTGTATAACGACAACTCGTTCGACGCCAACGGCTGCACCACGCTCAGATTTTGGCCAATTCCGAACGATGGTGCCTCTACCGCTGATCTGTTCGTCTGGGCGCAGTTGGGCGACGGCTTCGCCCTGGGCGACACAGTGAGTTTCCCGCCGGGGTATCTCAAAGCCATCCAATACAATCTGGCGGTGGATCTGGCGCCGGCATTCGGCCGGCCGCTCGATCCCACGGTGGCGCAAAGCGCCGCTCTCGCCCTGCAACAACTCCGCGCCATCAATATCGCCGTGGCCACGGAAACCGAAGCCCGGCCGCCCTTACAGCCTCCGCCGGCGCCGGTGGCGCCACCGAATCCGCAGCAGTAGCAGGAAAACCACCCCATGCTCGCCTCCGACATCATCAACGACGTGTTGACCATTCTAGGCGTGATGAGACCAGGGTCGACGCCCTCGGCTCCGGACCAGACCTACGCGCTCCACATGCTCAATACCCTTCTGGAGAACTGGAACGTCCAGGGGCTGCACGTCTTCACCTTGGCGAATTACCAGCACGCACTCACGGCGTCGCAGCAGAAATACACGATGGGGACAGCGGGCGACTTCCCGACGGCGCGGCCCGTGCGCATCGAGAGCGCCAACATCATCCGCGGGGGTGTCTACACGCCTCTGAAGCTGCTCAGCGCGCGGGAGTGGGCCTCCCTGCTTTCACGCAGCGCAGCGGACATCCTGCCCCAACTGCTCTACAACGACAACAGCTTTGACATCGGCGGCTGCACGTCGCTCAGTTTTTTGCCCATCCCCAACGACAACAATTGCACCGCGGACCTGTTCGTGTGGGCCCAGTTGGGCGATGGCTTTGCCATCGGCGATACCGTGAGCTTCCCGCCGGGCTATCTCAAGGCCATCGAGTACAACTTGGCGGTGGACCTGGCCGACGCCTTCGGGCGCCCCATAACCCCGACCGTGGCGCAGATCGCCGCGGCCTCGAAGCAAGAGTTGCGCGCCATCAATGCGGCCGTGGCCGCGGAACTGGAAGCCCGGCCGCCAATGCAACCCGGGCCTCCCGGTCCGGCGCCGGCGCCCCCTATTCCGCAGCAGTAGGAAATCCCCATGCTAGCCTCCGATCTCATCAACGAAGCCCTCACCCTCCTCGGCGTCCAGAGACCCGGCTATACGCCTTCGACAGCGGACTCCGCCTACGCGCTTGCGATACTCAACACCCTGCTGGAGAATTGGAACGTCCAGGGGCTGCACGTCTTCACGCTCACGGAGTTCACGAGCGCCCTGACCCCGGCCAAGCAGTCGTACAAAATGGGCAAGCTGGCGGAGTTCAATAGCCCGCGACCGGTGCGCATCGAGAGCGCCAGCATCCTGCGCGCGTCCCTAAGAACGGCGCTCACCGTGGTGGACGCCGCCACCTGGGGCAAGATCCTCTCCCCCAGCATGACCGACATTCTCCCTACCCTTCTCTACAACGACAATTCCTACGACGCCAGCGGGTGGACCTCGCTGAGTTTCTGGCCAATTCCCACCGACGCCAACTCCACCGTCTACTTGCTCGTCTGGGCGCAATTGATCGATACGCTCGCGCTGGGGGACACGCTGAGTTTTCCGCCGGGCTATGCCAAGGCGCTCATCTTCAACCTGGCGGTAGACCTGGCGCCAGCATTCAACCGGCCACTCGATCCCACGGTGGCGCAAATCGCCGCCGGGGCCAAGCAGGAGCTTCGGGCCATCAACTTGGCGGTGGCCACAGAAACGCCGGCCCGGCCTCCACTTCCACCGGCGCCCCAGGGGCCGCCACCTCAGCAGCAGCAGTAGAGGTGCTCCATGACCGCCGACCTGGCACACCGGATGGATCGCTACCAGACCGCCCTGGCGGCCTTCTCGGCACCCCGGCTACTGCGAGGACCCCTACGGCCGCCCCTAGCTGCGGCCCCGCTGGAGAAGGCTCTCACCCTGCGCGAGCTGGCCGCACTCGCGCGTATTCGCAAGAACGCCGCCGCATGATCTCCAACCCGCTCGTCGAGCTAAGAGATGGGCCAAAGGCTCCGCGCGTTTTGATGCGCGATGGCGAATGGATCGTCCCCGTAGCGCAGCGGCCCAGCCAATATCAGTACGCGCCGCTCTGCCCATCCTGCGGGAACGGCGGCCTGGTGAAGGCGGGCAAGGACCGGCGCGGGCACCAGCGACTGCTGTGCAATATCTGTCTGAGGACAGTCAATGAAAAACGGAGGTATCTCCTCCCCGGCATGTATCTCGCCGATGAAAAGTTGGTGGCAGCGAAGACTGTTCTGCTGGCCGGGCGGAGCATCAGGCAGGCGGCTCGAATTGCCGGAATAGCTCAGATGACGGCAAGGAAAATCGCGCGCACGCTCGGGCCGCGGCGCTGCGAGTGCGGTCAAGACGCCCGGCACCGAGGCTGGTGTCCGGTCCGATTCCAGGAGAGCCCGGTCCGTCAGGCTGTCGTGGCTCGATTCAACCGCCAGCGAGACATTCGACCATGCAGATAACCATCAACGACCTCCTGCGCCGCTCCTTCCGCATGATCGGCGTGCTGCGCCGCGGCTTCCAGCCTTCCACTTCCGACATAATCGACGCGCTGGTGGTGCTCAACGCCATGCTCGAGGGCTGGGCCACCGACGAGTTGAACCTGTTCACCGTCTTCATCGCGCAGTACGATCTGACGCCCAGCAAGCAGAGCTACACGATTGGCCCTTCCTCGGGCGACTTCACGGCGGCTCGGCCGGTGAGGATCGATCGGGCGAACCTCATCATCCTGTCCAATCCACAGCAGCCGCTGCGCAAGCCGCTTCAGATTCTCAACTCCCAGGGATGGGCGGCCATCAAGCTGCAAACGGTTCAATCCGTCATTCCCATTCAGCTTTTCTACGATCCAACGTACCCATTGGGCACGCTGTACCTCTGGCCCATGCCGACGCTGGCCTACCAGCTCGAGCTATTCACCTTCCAAGCGCTGGCGGGGAGTTTCAGCTCCGGCTCCCAGACCTTCGACATGCCGCCGGGGTATCTCGACGCGGTGGCCTACAACCTGGCCGTGCGGCTCTCCTCGGAATGGCAGAAGCCCCTGCGCCAGGACGTGGTGGCCCTGGCCTCGGAATCCCTGGCGATGATTCAACGGCTGAATGACCAGACTCCGTTGATGGAGTGCGACGCCGGTGTGATGCCGTTCGGCTCCTCGCGCGCTGGAGCGTTCAATCGGTTGACGGGAGACATGCTCTAGCCTATGATTCTCCCCGGCTTCATTGGCCCCTCATATACCTCGCTCTCGGTCAATGCCGACGCGCAGCGCTGCCTGAATATGTACCTGGAGGTCCTGGAGAGCGGCCAGGCGAAGAATAAGTTCGCGCTCTACGGGACACCCGGGCTGAAGCGTTGGGGCACGCTGCCGGTCGCTCCGGTTCGCGGGCTATGGGCGGGCGATGGCCGGCTGTTCGCGGCGGGTGGCAATGGACCGACCACGACGCTATACGAGATGAACTCGAACGGCCAGGTGAAGTCCGTTCGCGGAACCCTCGATGCGGACAATGGCGGATACCTGCCCGTGCGCATGTTCGCCAACGGCACGGTGTTGTGGATCGTCTCGGGCGATGCGACCTACTACGATATTGGCGGCAGTGGGCCGGTCTACCTGAAACGGCCGACGTACTCCTCTGATGGGAGTTACGTGCTGGCGCGCATGGGCGCCTACGTCGATGGCTACTTTGTGGCCATGGTGCCGGACACCAACACGCTGCAAATTTCCAATCCGCTGGACGGCTCGACGGCCTTGTGGGATGTACTGCAATCCTTCGCCAAGTCGGGTGCACCGGATCGGCTGCTGGCAATCGTCGCGGATCACGAGGAGCTATACCTCTTCGGCGAACTGACCGGCGAGGTGTGGCGCAACACCGGCAACGGCTTCAACGGATTCGCCTTCGAGAAAGACCCCTCGGGCACTATGGAGATTGGCATCTCCGCGCCCTGGTCCGCCTGCCCCATCCACCACGGGGTAGCTTGGATTGTGCAGGACGTGAGAGGTCGCGGCTCGGCCATCTTCGCCTCCGGTTATCAGCCGAGCCGGATCTCGACCCATGCGGTCGAGGAAGCCTGGGCGCAGTATCCTACCATCACCGATGCGGAAGCCTACGCCTACAGCGAGGACGGGCACGACTTTTGGGTGATTAATTTCCTCCTTGGCAATGCCACCTGGGTGTGGGATGCCACCGCCTCGGACCAGTGCGGCCAGCCGATCTGGCACGAGCGCGCTTATAACGGCTCTTCAGGGCGGCAGAGACAGATCTGCCACGCCTTCGCCTTCGAGACGCACCTGGTGGGCGACTTTGAGACCGGGGAGATCTGGCAGCAGGACCTGGGGACGTACACCGACGGGGATACACCGATCACCAGGATTCGGACATGTCCGCACCTGTGCACGGAGAATCTGCGGACCTTCGGCCACCAGATCGAGTTTGAAATGGAAGTGGGCAACGCCGCGCTCGCTCCCACACTGGCCTGGTCGAACGACCGGGGCCACACCTACGGCAGCGAGCACCACGGCCGGTTATCGACGGTCGCCGGCGCGTATCCTACGGGACCGACGACCAGCCCGTACGCGCAGAGAATGATTGTGGATCGGCTTGGGTGTTGGCGCGATCGCATCTTTCGGCTCACCATCACGGATACCGAGAAGGTGGCGCTCATCAATGCGTATCTAAGGAGCACGCAGGGGACGAGTTAAAAGAGGATGCGCGAAGACAGGGAGATGGTCTCGGCGAGCATTGAATTGCGGCGATTGAAAGAGCGCTGAAGATCCACCACCAACCGCCAG